TATACTTTTCCAATAATTGAATACTTCGATATTTAAATTGTTGTCTCTTACAAAATTACCATTTACTATATCTTCAAATTCTACGTTTTGACATAACGAATGAGATTTCCATCTATGATTAGCCTGACTTTTATACCTTTTTAATTGGTCAGGAAAAAGATCAAACATTATAGATTCATCTAATAAATCGTTAATATTAAATCCGGCAGATAATATTGCTTCAGTTATATCAGTACTGGGTTTTTTTCCTAGGGCAACATCCCATGGTGTAATCCCTTTCCCTATTTTAATAATCCCATTGACTAATCTTATAAATAATAATAATCGACTAGCATATCTCTCATTTGTAATGACTATGACCTTGTTACTAGTTAATATATGGTCTGGAATAACTGTAGGATGCCAATGTGTTGCTACCCATGTATCTTGCGGTTTATTCCGATATTTGAGTTCACGTATGCACGCCGAATATATCTTATCAGTGAACACCCCGTTACCTATATCTATTAGAGGATCAATTATACCACTCTTTAACATATAATGCTCTCGATTGTAAATCGTATACGGTAGGTCCGAACTTTTCTTTAATGAGAGAACATTGGCCAGGCTGGTATTATTTAGTAAATCACACATTAAGCCACCCGCCATGTGATTCTCGTAACAAAGTATATTCATTTATTATTTCCTTAAAGAGTAAATTTAAATATATTTATACATTTTATGGTCAGCCCACCCTGACTCGAACAGGGACTATAAATTTAGAAGAATTATGTGATATCCAGTTTCACTATAGGCTGAAATTGTTGTATTATCCAGTAAATCAATACCGGATAACTTTCTGATTTGTCTTTATTGTAACATAAGATTGAGTTATTGTCAATCTACATTAACCAAATCCTAGAATTTTTTGGTACACCTGACAACAAATAATCCATCTGGTCAGATAGAATATTTCTATTTTGTAAAATCATATTTTCAAAATGTGTTGGCACATACGGTACATATAATAATTCCATTCGTGCTTCTTTCAATGTCTTATGACCTTTTTTACTGTTGCAATTTTTACAAGCTGAAACTACATTAGTCCAAGTGTTTTCACCACCTAAAAATTTAGAAATAATATGATCTCTACTTAAATGATTAACATTTGGAAAATGTCCTCCACAGTATGCACAAATATTTCGGTCACGTCCAAATAGTGTTTTATTAGTTAACGCTACTGTAGAATGTTTGTATGGATTGAATCCATGTCCTTTAATTGCAATAATACTAGAAGTTTCCAAATAACTAGGAGTGCCATCATTTTGTGTACCGCCACGATATTTAGCCACAATTTCGCCCAAGCTCCAGGCTACAGCTTGTTTTGCCTGATAGGTAATTGCATCATCGTGTGAGATCCATTGTCTTGGAACTCCCGAAACGTCTAGTGCTAATACTGTCATTTTTATACTCCTGTAAAATAATATTTACTACATTTTATTGTAGTGGTAAAAATAGGGCTATAAGCCCTATTGCTGGTTACGAGTTCCAGCACTACCTTATTTTGTAGCCGGTTTAATAAAGTCCTAATTTTTTCCAATCAGTACGAATCTTATTTTTTACTGTTAGTGGCAACGCTACATAATCTAAATCATCTGCGGCTTGATCACCATTTGTAAATGCCCAATCAAAAAATGCTAAACTTGTTTTAACTGATTCTGGTTTATCAGATTTTACATGTACAAGAATAAATGTAGCACCAGAAATTGGCCATGCATTTTTATCAGATTGATTAGTTAAAATATGATAATATGTTTTGTTCCAATCAGCACCAGATGCGGCTGCTTTAAAAGAATCTTCTGTTGGACTAATCCAATTACCTGCAGAGTTTTGAACTTGCACTGCATTCATTTTATTTTGTTTAACATATGCATATTCAACATATCCAATACTATTAGGAATTTTAGCAACAAAAGCAGCAACACCTTCGTTACCTTTTCCGCCTGCTCCTACTTTCCAGTTGACCGCAGTACCTTCGCCAATAGTATCTTTAAACTCTCGGCTAACTTTACTTAAGTAATTAGTCCAAATAAATGTTGTACCAGATCCATCTGCTCTACGTATTACGGTAATACTATCATTGGGCAATGAGAGGGTAGGATTTAAAGTTTTAATTGCTGCATCATCCCATTTAGTAATTTTAGCCAAATAAATATCAGCAAGTAAAGTACCGGTTAATTTTAGTTTACCAGATTCTATTCCTTTAATATTAATTACAGGAACAACTCCACCTATTACAGTTGGAAACTGAAACAACCCTAATTCTTTAAGTCTTTCATCAGTGAGTGGCATATCACTAGCCCCGAATGCCACAGTTTTTGATTCAATTTGTTTCAATCCGGCGCCACTTCCGACACTTTGATAATTGACTTTTATGTTGGTTGCTTTGTTGTAATCACTTGCCCATTTAGAATATAATGGTGCGGGGAATGTTGCACCAGCCCCGGTTATTTCTTGTGCATGTACATTACTAGATAATGCGATTAATAAAATTGTAAGTAGTTTTTTCACTGTAAGGCTCCTTATAGTAGTGATATAACTATTTACACTAGGAATTATTACAATTGTGTGACAACTTGCAGTTAGAAATATATTCTTAATTAGCCATGCACCAACTTAAATATGTACCAGAATAACCTGCGGTGAACAAAATATATGTTTTTAGTTTACATCTTCAATCTTAACACTTAGTATACTTCCACCTCCATATTGTTCGGAAAGTGCTAATATAAAATCTCTATATTCTTCAGCAGCTGCCTGATCTACCCAGTGACGAATAGTAATACGGGGGCTGACCTGAATTGGCTCATTATCGGTTTTGCCGGCTTCAAACATTTCTGTTAGTTTTTCATTCCGTTTGTCATTTAATAAAAGATTACCTTGTTGGGAATTATATGATGACCAACTGATAATAGTTGCTTTTGTCATTGTAGTCATGAAAATATCTCCTGTGTTATATTTAACATTACAGGCAGCAAACTTAAAACTTTTCATTGATGTATATTATTTGTCAATTGTATTGTAGTAACCTACAATCTCATTCAACTCTTTTGTTTCCCAATCATAATCATTAGGCAATTTTAAAAGCATATTCTTAATTACCAAAGCACGGAGCAACGGATGTGAATTTAAATATTCTGTTAGCACACCGGTCTCTCTGAACATTTTAATTTCACTAAGATATTGTATATTCGATTGATTATCAATATATGTTTGATGGAATGATTTTACATAATCAAAATTATAGTTACCTATATCTTTGTCAGACACAATCATTTCCAATTTGTTTGGAAAATCAGACTGATATATTTCTTTCAACCCAATTGAATAATAATTTTTAGGCAACTTGTATGGTTTTATAAACTGTTCTTCATTTACCTCATGAGGGGTATGTTTATTTCTAACAGTAAACCATTTAGTTATCCAATGTCTCATAAAATAGTAATAATCTTGAGACCACATCATTTTCATTGCCTTGTCCGGTTGGTCGTATTCAAATTTATTAATTTCTTTATCTTCAAATGTAATTGATTTAGAAGAGGTGAAAATATGGTTATAATTTTTTACTAGTATATTTCTAGTTCGCATAGAATCATCTATGTTATAAAAATCTATGCCAAATCTGTCTGTCTGCTCAAATATATCAAATATTAATGGCCATTTTGTCATTGCATTTAAATTACCCAATGCTTCAGCATCAGCATCATCAGCTGTAATATGAATAATAATAGGATCTCTATCAAAACTCAAGATATGATTAATTGCTCTAGTTAATTGAAACCAACCCCAAACATTTACTAAATAGATTCTTTTATCTTTGGGTTGATTTAAAATCAACCAAGACATAATGTGGTCGATACCAGCATGTGTAGGCTCACGATAGTACAGGTGGCACGTACCAGTGCCACCGTACTTATCGCTTTTTGTTTTATTTATTGGATCATTAATGGTGTTAACACTAGTAGATAATTCACTTTTATCCAAGCACCAACTTAAATAGGTACCAGAATAACCCGCGGGGAATAAAATGTATATGTTTTTAGTTTGCAACTTTATGCATCCTCAATATTAGCACTTATTATACGTCCACCTCCATATTTTTCGGAAAGTGCTAACATAAAATCTCTATATTCTTCGGCAGCTGCCTGATCTACCCAGTAACGGACTGTAACACTGTTGGTAATCTGAATTGGCTCATTATCGGTTTTGCCGGCTTCAAACATTTCTGTTAGTTTTTCATTCCGTTCGTCATTTAATAAAAGATTACCGTCTTGGGCGTCTGATGATAGCCAAGTAATAATAGTTGCCTTTGTCATTGTAGCCATGAAAATATCTCCTGTGTTGTATTTATCATTACAGGAATCAAAAACTAAAAAATTTCATTGACAGCAAAAGGTGAATTTGGTACCCACACTCGGAGTCGAACCGAGAAAACTCTTCCTTTTGAGAGAAGTGACTTTTCCAATTTGTCTATATGGGCATGAATTTTAATGGACTCGCTACCCGGAATCTAACCAGGACCCTAAGTTTAGGAAACTTCTATTCTGTACATTGAACTATAGCGAGATGGTAGTAACGGTTGGACTCGAACCGACGATAAACACCGTATGAAGGTGGTGCATTAGCCACTATGCTACGTTACCATAGAAAAACACACTCAAGTCCGCGGCACGGAAGGCACTATACCCGCGATGGCTTTTGACCAGGCCTAGTGTGTTTATCTATGGTAGGACCACCCGGACTCGAACCGGGATAGATCGGTTAAAAGCCGACTATTCTACCTTTGAATTATGATCCCATATATGGTCCACTGCCACGGTATTGAACCGTGTTTTACTGGTTAAGAGCCAGTTACATCACCTTAATGTTTGCAGTGGGTTGTGCATATTAATTGTCTTTAATGTGCCAACCATGGACCATATACGGGGTCTACAATTGACACTATAGTTTACGAGATTTTCGTTTCATATAGTATCTCTTTCGTTTAAAAATCTATTATACAACAATTTAGGTTTGTTGTCAACCTTTATTTAAAGTGGGTGACAGGACTAGATACTTTTTTACGTTTGCTATCTGTACTTCTTAAAAGAAAAAATACCATACAGCCAAACCAATTAAAAATAAATCAGCACATATGCTCCATACAATATATGCACGGAACAACCAAGGAGCAGCAATTTTTACATATCTCATATTTTTCTCCTGGTTGGTGCTCTTACCAAGAATTGAACTTGGAACTCGGCTTTACCAAAGCCGTGTAATACCACTTTACTATAAGAGCATATAAATGGTGCCGCCTCCAGGTTTTGATCCTGGTTCTCTAGTGCTTCAAACTAGCGTAATAACCATATCTACAAAAGCGGCTGGTACCCCCGGCAGGTAACGCTCCTGCGACTCCGCGTTATCAGCACGGTGTTATACTTTTTAACTAAAGGGGCAAATGCTTGGCAGGGGAGATGAGATTCGAACTCATGATACTGATTTCAAAGACCAGTGCCTTAGGCCTCTAGGCGACACCCCAACAGTGAACGATAACTATATTTGGTACCAGCGGAGGGAATCGAACCCTCTCAAGAACGCTAATCTGGCGCTAAAAGGCTTATAAGACCTCTCTGACTTCCAAGTCTCGCTGGCATTTGTTTGGAGCGGGTGATCGGAGTCGAACCGACGACAATCACGTTGGCAACGTGGCGCTCTACCAACTGAGCTACACCCGCATGATATTGGAATGAGGAGTGGGATTTGAACCCACGAACAACAGTTTTGCAGACTGCGCCATTAGACCACTCTGGAATCCTCATATAACTTTGGCGTACCTCCAAGGACTCGAACCTTGACTGACGGTTTTGGAGACCGCAATGCTGCCATTACACTAGAGATACATTTTTGGCGGAAGACGGAGGAGTCGAACCCCATCCCTGTTAAGAGAACCTGGTTTTCAAGGCCAGTCGCAGGACCATCCCCGCTGCATCATCTTCCATTATTCTTTATTGGGGTGAAGGACGGGACTCGAACCCGCAACCATCGGAATCACAATCCGAGGCTCTACCATTGAGCTACCAACACCATATAGGAACACACTGTAGAACTTGAATCTGTGATAGCCCATCTTCATGGCACCTCTTAACACGCCGCGGGCTAGTTAAGTTCAGTGTTGTTCCACTGTAGCTATTCAATGTGTTTTTATATGGTGCGTCTGGAGAGATTCGAACTCCCAACCTTCAGTTTCGAAGACTGACTTTCTATCCAATTGAATTACAGACGCATTGTTTGGTGCCCTCAGTCGGATTCGAACTGACCACCTACCGCTTACAAGGCGGTTGCTCTACCAAATGAGCTATAAGGGCTTATTGTTGGTCTCCAGTGTGGGATTTAAACTCACATTATTCCTCGTCCCAAACGAGGTGCCATGATCAGATTAGGCGAACCGGAGAAAGAATGGATGCGGAGGCAGGATTCGCACCTGCGATCTGAAGCTTATGAGACTTCCGGGGACGGCTAGACTCCCCTACTCCGCAATAATATTTATCATAATATATAACCATAGAAAAACACATTCTTTTCCTGACTTTACGGCGGTAGTGCCCTACTCTTTGCGATAGCCCCTGCGTCCAGTTGCCAGGTATCGTTATGATTGCCGTTGACTGTGCTTATCTATGGTACCTCGTTGGAGAATCGAACTCCCGTATGCACCGTGTAAGGATGCCGTTCTACCATTAAACTACCGAGGCAAATTATTGGCTCCCCAGCGTGGGATCGAACCACGGACCAATTGGTTAACAGCCAACTACTCTACCGCTGAGCTACTAGGGAATAAACTTGGCGGATAGTATAGGATTCGAACCTATGCGCCCCTTTCGGAGCGACGGTTTAGCAAACCGTTGCCTTAACCACTCGGCCAACTATCCTTAAAACTTAAAATCTGGAGCGGGGTAGGAGAATCGAACTCCTCGCTTTAGCTTGGAAGGCTAAGGTATTACCACTATACGAACCCCGCATGAAAAGATGGAGACAGCCTACACAAAAGGGAGGTTCTGCCTCTTGTGTCGTCCACTTTATCCGCTTATCTTTGCGCTTTATGGCAAGCCTACACGCCAAAGATAAGTTTCAGTCTCCGAAAATTGAATTTGTTAAAGTTGTTCCACCACATTATAGGAACCATTCACCCGAATTAACAAGTCCGGACGGGATTCGGTAAGTTACTTGGGATACTTGTCCAGCTTGCAACCTTCTGCCCATGGACACTACGTGCCCAGGTGGGAGTCGAACCCATTGCCTTCTACTATTTCAGTTGTTCGAACAAACCTAGATAGCGTGACTTTCTCTTGCTAACACTCTAACAAAACTTGGTGGACCGCTGGGGAATCGAACCCCAATAACTGACTTGCAAGGCCAGTGTAATCCCATTATACTAGCAGCCCAAAAACTTGGTGGATGCGGTTGGAGTCGAACCAACAGAGCCGTGAGGCGGAAGATTTACAGTCTTCTGGGGTTACCAGTTTTCCTACACATCCATATTAAAATATACTCCGTATCTTAGTCACGACATGGTATCAAAACCTGTCTACAGACCCAAATAGTTAGACCGCGAATCTAACCCAACCTGAAATATATTTTAATATGGTTCCCTGTACAGGGAACAATCCTTTGTCGCATTAACTTGGCGATGCGTGGGAGAGTCGAACTCCCGTCTTCGGATAGACAATCCGAGATAATGACCGTTATATGAACGCACCAAAATAAGAATGGCTGAAGCGGCCGTCTTCATTTAATGTTCTCCGCCTTACCCTTTGACATGCATCCACAATCGCGGGCTGACCTTCAAGGTCTATTTAATGCGTCCTGGCTCGGCCTTTAGAACAACCATATAGAAACATACTTTTAAACCTGTCTTCAACGCTTAGTCGTTATCTCCCTTTACTAAGAGGGCGATTGGTAAGTATGTTTTTATATGGTACTGCTACGGGGAGTCGAACCCCGCTCTGGAAATTGAAAGTATCCTGACCTAACCGATAGTCGATAGCAGTAAAAAACATATAACTTCTTTGTTATATTGAAACACACTATACAACAGGTTTGGGTCTGCTTCTATATCCTGTTACGGCTTAGCATGAAGTTATCTCTGGACCTCAGCCGTAATGTGTTTCAATATAACTTCTCGCTACGCTTTCTTTCACAAGATTGCGGACTGTTATCACCTTGCAACAAAATCGTGCTTGGTGTTGTCTTAGCGAAGAAATTACACAATTAAATTTTTAAAGAACCTTGTTGCAACTGACTCTATCGTTTGTTGCTATGTGTCTATTATAACACCGTTTAGATTAATTGTCAAGAACTTTTTGTGTCTACTAGCATTATGCTACCGTTTCCAAGAACTCTTCAATCAATCTAAGTATGTATTATATACTAAACACCATTTGTTGTCAAAAATTTGTTGTTGTATTTTTACAACAACTTCAAAATTTGGTGCGACCGGAGGATTACGATACCTCGACCCAGCGATTATGAGTCGCTTGCTCTTCCTCTGAGCTACGGTCGCATTATTGGTGCCCTAGGGGAGACTTGAACTCCCAGAACCTGGTTTCTAAGACCAGTACGTATACCTATTCCGTCACCAGGGCAATTATAGTCAATTATAGTCAATTATAGACAATTATAGATAATCTGACGAATGTGTGTCAAATTTTATTTTGAACTTTCAAATCTTCAATCAATTTTACTAATCTGTCAAATGGCAAGTCTATAAACTCTATCACAAATGATACACGATTAATCGGTTTTGATTGATCTAATGCATGTACTGAATGATATGACATATTATTAAATGTATACCACGACCCTTGTTGAATTGTTTCCGAATGATCTAATTCAACATCATGTATGCTAACAGTTCTAAAAAAATGATGGATTTTAAAGTCTTTTTTTTGTTTATAAAATCTAGTCTCGGAATCCGGAACTGTTAACAAATAAAATAAAGTAGAAGTTCTTTCATGATCCTGATGTGGCATAATAAATTGACCGGGACCTGCAATTTGAATCCCAAATGTGATCTTATGTTGTTGCATTTCATCAGGTAATAGGTCTAACATTTGTTGGTGCATATTGTTAGAAAGTTCATTTTGTAGAAATATTGCATGCCGAGCAGGACCTCCCCATATTGAGGTGGTAATTACTCCATCAACTTTGGTAAATTCTTTTACATTATCTTGAATTCGCCGGACCATATCTTCCAGAATTACATCTGACAGATTAACATTAGGAGTAAATTCCTTCCCCTGCAATGCATAGGCAAACAGTTGACTAGCTATATCATTGTATGAGGATTTTTTTTTACAAAAATCTTTTTGGTTGTATATGTCTACAAACATATTAGTGATGCCGGGAAAAATATTCCCGACATTTATTATATATGGATTTATCATATATATATTTATACAGACATATTTTACCTATTAGGAATCTAACTAGCCATTAGCCTAAGGCTAAGAATTTATAAACTATTATGCACACTCTTAGGAATGTGTGTATTAAAGCACTCTACATGAGCATGAGCCCACTTGTTACCTCTTGTGAAGGATAGAGAATGCTTTAATACGCTGTAATTTTTTATTCCACAAAAGGAACTTCATCCTACAGGCCGACCGTTTGTCCATGTTTTAAGTGCAGACCGGGACCTCGTTTCCCATTCACACTGTTCTTCTTATGCTACTAAAAATTGGTTTTTAATAGCCACGCTAAAAATCTTAGCACGTTCTATCTTTTGATTAATCAATTGCTTGACTTGGTCAGTTGTTAAAACGTGAGTATTAACTTTTTGCGTATCATGTATGTATTGTATCACTTTATCCATTTATTGTCAAATTCTTTCTGTTGTTTTAAAAATTTAGTTCAACTAAATTTTTCTATAAAAAAACCCCAGAGACTGTTTAGTTTCTCCGGGGATTTGATAAGTTGTTGTTCTTATTAACTTTTTATCATTTTCCCGGAGCACCTGGTTGATTATCTAATGATGTGCCACGAATACTTGTTGGGGTTACTGTATACTCTGCCGCAAAGGATCCTATGACTATTGATAGCCATAGTTTACTATGTCTTTTCGGCATGTAACAAGTTTTATTAATCATTGTATTCTATTTAGTCCTAATAATAAGATACTGCAAAATTACAGCACTTTTTCTATTTCAAGAATCAAGTATAACAACTTTTTATTAATTTGTCAAACTATTTGGCTATATACAAGTAGCCAGCGTATAAATAGATGATGATACTTCGAGCACCCAATCTTTTACTATTTACTTTTCAAGTTTTAGCCCACGCGGGATTAATCTATCAAATATTTAATGGGTCTTATACAATGTGGGTGGTTACTGGTATAGTTTATTTTATAACAGGATGTTTGGGCATGACCATGACTTTTCATAGACTACTCTCGCATAAGTCTTATAACTCACCTAAATGGTTTTATTATTTAGGAACACTATGTGGTTTCTACGGGTTAACTGGCAGTCCTCTAGCCTGGGTCGCGGTTCATCGTGAACATCATAGATATACAGATACAGAAGCTGATCCGCATAGTCCCTTGCTCAAATCATTTATTAGAATTCAATGGCTAAGTATGTTTGAACAAGCCAAATTAAGATATGTACCAGATTTGACAAAGAATAAATTCCAAGTATTTTTACATAAAAATTATTTTTATATACATATTGCAACAGCGGCATCATTATTCGTGATAGATCCAATGTTGTTGGTCTGTATGTATCTGGCGCCGGCAGCCATATTATGGAATGCAGGTAGTTTTATTAATACGCTAGGACATATATTTGGTTATAGAAACCATGATACCAAAGATAATAGCAAAAACTCATTTTTGCTAGGAGTTTTTACGTGGGGGGAAGGATGGCATAACAATCATCATGCCGCACCTAATAGGTATTCTTTTGGAGAAAAATTTTGGGAAATTGATATAGGTGGACGGTTAATTAAACTGCTTGATTCATCTGTTTCTCAACCCTTAATTAAGTAAAAACATTAATGAAGTACAGTTTGTATTATTTATAAGCAGCACCTTCTTCTTTTTGATATTCTAATACATATTGTAATGTATTATTTATAAGTTTTTGGCCGATCGGTTTAAAATTTTTATAAATGTCTGGCCAGTTTCCGATCTTATTTTGTGATTCATATCTAGCAATCCAATTGTACATTGATTTATTATATTGATTAATAGTCCCCCATAATTTTTTATATTCTACTGTTTCGTTTACTATTAATGGCAATAACGTTTTTCCTATAGGAAAAGTATGTCTAAATTTTGGAGAAACATACATTCTAGTTAATACCAATGCGACATCCGCATTTAATTCATTCCAGCCGGCCGAGGCTATAAAATTATCAGTCTCATCTACAATTATAAAATATTTGCCGCGGATATATCTCCCATGGGCTAATATATAAAATAAATTTCCTGAAAAATCACTGTAATCTGGATGATAATTTGAAATTATATTAGTATCAGTTATTGTATTAAATTCTTTTTTTAAAATATTAATAACATCGGTGTTAGTTAAATCATGTATAGTGTGAATTTTCATAATATATTTATTGTGTTTTTATCCTGATATTATAACCTAGTAGGTTAACTAATTCTAGACCACTCAGCATATATACGTCTACCATCTTGTTCCCAACAACATTCAACTAATTTAAATTTAAACTTAGTACTTAGACGAATATGCTCTTCAATGCTCCAGGGATAAAATTCAATTTGATCACAGCCAGAATCCGGATGATCATTTTTTCCTGGATTACAACGCCAATAAATTCTGCTATTTAGGTTTAACAAATCAACAACTTTTTGTATTTGTCTTTCAATGTCTACTACATTACCAAAATTAATACTACCTAGACACAATGCCACATCAAATTTTTTGTCAGTGACAAAATCATCTATGGTACATTTGTGATCCGCTTGATCAAAAGCTGGATCTATCCCTGTTAAATTTAGAATAACACCTTTAAAAGGATTTGTACCACACCCAACGTCTATAACTGTTTCATAGATACCTATCTTGTCAACAAGTTGTAGTCCTGATTTAGTATTCTTCTTACAAGGGTCGCTATTCGTGTGCCAAATGTTTCCAAAGTATTGATTGAGATAATTTTGATCGACTGTCATATTACTTGCTAAATATATATTTAATACATTATGCTACCTAATAGAATATTTTTTACCGGAGTTCCGGGAAGTCGCTGGAGTGGTATTGCTCAAATCATAGAGTCTCTAAACAATATTAATACTAGCGACCGAACCCCTGAGCGTACATACACCCACAATCAATACAGTGGTCATTGTGGCGCCTATTTTGGACTAGACATGGAACTAGAAGCCTATCTAGATGGGCCGTATATTGACAAAGCATGGTCTAACTTAAGTGGTACTAAAATAATCAAAAGTCATGACTGGGCTTATATATTAGATTTAGTTAAAGAAAAATTTCCCGACGATTGGATTATGTTAGTATACAGACCCGATATGGCTAGTTATGCCTGGTGGCATGAGGCCGGAGGATTTAAAATTAAGTATCCTAACTATGCAGCCTACATAGATAGTACAACAATGTTAGGTGAAATAGCAAAACAGAATTCTGCTATTTTACAATTTGCTCACGATAATAATCTAACATGGAATTATTTTACACAAGAATGGATTGCCAAACACTTTGGCCAGGAAATTGACATGAAAAACCGATATCCTGATATTTTAGTTACAATATTAAAATGAAGGATCACGTATTTTATATTAAATATGCTAGTGCATTGACAATACTTTGCGCCATGGTATTACACGTTTTAGGTATCACTCCATGGAACAGTATTGTTCAAATGGTTGGCGCCGCTGGTTGGATATATGTAGGATTTAAGTGGAATGAACGAGCATTGATCTTGAACTTTCTGCCGCAGTATGCTATAATTATACCTGGCCTCGCATATCTTTATTTCAAATAGGAAAAACAATGAAGTTAGTTAAATTTTTAGCGTTAGCATTATTATCATTCTCAGCACATGCTTGGGAACCAACAAAACCGGTTACAGCAGTTATTGGGTTTGCGCCAGGATCTGGCAATGAATTAAGTTTTAGAGGATTTAGCAGTTTAATTGAAAAAGCCAATCCTAAAATTAATTTTATTGTAGAGAATAAACCCGGAGGGGATGGTACAATCGGTATGAACCATTTTATAAAATTACCCAATGATGGTCATCATATCTATATTGCCAGTCACCAAGGCATATGGGTCACAGCCGATTATTCTAATCCAGAAAATAAAAAGTATACACTAGACGACTTTGAATACGGATTAACATTAGCAAAAAGTCCCTTAGCTATTATTGCACACGAAAGTAGTTTAACTAATACTCCCAAAGAATTTATAGATCGTATGAAGAATACTACTAATCCTATTAGCATTGCCGCCGGTAGCGGGGCACATAAACTTGCATATGAATACATGATGTATAATATCAAGGGAAATAAATCTTTAATTAAAACGATACCATATAAAGGTCCTGCACAAGCAGGCCAAGATGTTGCAGGCGGACACGTAGAGTTTGGTATTATTCCAGTGGCAGTTGCTAATGTGTTGGTTAAATCCGGCAAAGTTAAAATTATTGCACTGACCAGTGAATATAGACTAGAAGGATTAAAAGACGTTCCTTTGATGAAAGACTATGTTCCTGGCATGAATGTTTATGCCGCGTGGGGTATTATATTTCCTAAAGGAACACCTAAGGAAATTATTGATTGGTATGTTGTAAAGTTTAGAAATGCTATTAACAGCACGCCCGGTCAACAATTTATCAAAGACAATTTAATGTTTACAGAACCCAAAGAGCAAGATCCTAAGGGATTTGAAGCAAGCATGATGGAATTGAGAATTAAATGGATTCCTATTATCAAAGAAGTCGGGTGGAGTAATTAAAAACGCAACAGTGTTATTAATAAATTTTGCCAATTAACCCAAATTTTTATAATAGTGATTCTAGTTTAAAAATTAACTCAGGATCAATCTTACTGATCCATTCTTTTATACTATGTCTTTCTATTTCAATATTGGTTACGGTCCTAGTAGCCGCATATTTAAAATCAAAACACATAAGTTGACCGTTTTTTCCAGTCAAATTACACATGGCATTATTAAATTTATACATATTATGCTGTTTAAAAAATCTAAACATATGTTCTATTTGTTCTGTTATATTAGGAAAGACAATATTTAAATCCTCGCGGGGATATTGTAATAAGTCTGGGCCCGGCCATTCTTGCAAAATATAATATCCCGGCTGATCGTCTAATTTGCCATGTTCATATGTGTTTACTACTAAATTAGATTTTAATTTCGTAGTCCAATATATTTCATTTTTAAAAAGTTTGTCAATTTCTTCTATGGTATTATGGACCGGTGGACGATTTTGAATAGTATTGCCGTTAATTTTATAATATTTTTTAACCAATTTTGCGTCTTTGTCTATCCATACTTCGGCTAAACTTCCCCTAGACCCATAGATTGAATGATATCGTTCAAACATATAAATTATCAACAATCTCTGTGTAATACGTTTCTAAAATATCTGTCACATATGATATTTTATTTACATTAAAATCTTCTTTAAGTTGATTAGATAACCAAGACAATATTGCTGCGGTGTCTTTGTTTGATAATAATGTATAAAAATCAAAATAGTCTGTTACAGGTTTATTGTTAAATTTACCTAATGCAGTTCTCCAAAGTAAATCATCTGCCGGATAACATACTTTACACCTGGTACTTTGATATAAATTTCCTATTTCTGTTTTTGGGATGAGTGAAATGCAACGAATTTTATATCCAATATTTTGCATCTCTTTAAAAGGAATCGTTTTATCCCAAGAATGAATCCCGTATAATATTCTATAATCTTTCATTTCATATTTAGAATTTTCATAAAATTTTAATTTGTTGTCTCCCCAATTCCATCGTTGTCGCCCGGCTAATAGATGTGTTCCTAAAAATTCAAAAAATTGAACATAGTCATTAATATCAGTTGGTTCACACCGGTCTAAAAACCAATTTGTGATTCTTTTGGGTACGATTATTTCATATGCTATCTCTCTAGAAGATTTATGAGAATTTATAGGAATATCAGATAAAATTTTAGTATTAGTATAATCCAATTTAATATCTAACTCTGACCAAATACGCATGAGAAGTTGACCGGATCCGCCGGGCAAATAGTCGACCAATATCAATTCATTATTTGTTAAAAACGGGTATTTCATTGTTTTGTTTTAGTAGTTAAAAGATCATGAAAGCACTCGCATGTAACCTTAGTACAAATAACTGATTTATTAGAAAAATTATACCTAAGGTCGTCAACGTGGCCACTCGGGCCGGTTACTCCACATACCGATCTGCTAATGGTCTGAAAATTAATGTCTATAAAATCTTTGCCCACCTGACATTCCCATCCTAAAAATTTATTCAATTTATTTTTCATAAGTAATTGAACATTCATATCTGTTGTGATTCCTAAATTATTGGTAACTAATATTCCTGGCGCTAATCGTAGATTATTCGGGATAGTGGATTTGTTTTTAATATTTACTAGTTTTCCATATGTATAACTAGCGTGTTTAATGATAGATAGTTCGTCGGCTGAGTATAAATCATATATATCATATTCATTTATATTCATTCCTTTAATATCAAGTATTCCTCCTGTATTGTTCATTAAATAATTATATGCTTCAATTGCCTGAGAAATATTATTTTTAGTATGAGTAATTTCACACACTGTTTCGGTTTCAGAATTAAGGAATAAATTCATTATATCAGCAATATTATTATAATCGGTTGTTTGCTCATTATGATATGACAATGATAGCCGAGTAAGTATATTATCAATTTTTGCCAATTCTTTCCACCAACGAATTGTTCTAGAACCATTGCTTACTAATATATTCCATGCACCTTTACTTTTTGAATGCTGTAATAATTCCATTAGTTCAGGATATAATGTAGGTTCGCCTCCAGTATAAACCATATAAAATGGAGTTCCTGCGCATGCCTCAGCAATTTTATCAACAATTGATTTGTACTTTTCTAATGTAAACCACCGTTCATTTCCACTATTATTTTCTTTACCGCAAAAACTGCATGAGTAATTGCATACATTATGTAGTTTCCAGTTAATTACTTTAAATGGTTGAGGGACTGATCTTTCAACGTGAATTGGATATACATTATTCATTATTTTGTTTTAGTAGTTTACTTATGCATAAACGATTCACTGGTCCCCGTTTAAAACTTACATATTTTTCAGAGTAATCTAATCCAAATAATATAGTATTAGACGGTATGAGGTTAAATTCTTGACAAACAGCCAATTGAGCATCTTTATATTTTTTTATCATTGAGTCCGGCGATATTGTATCTAATAATGTATAATGATGCTCGGCACAGGCCACTAGTGGGTACTGCCACTGTGAATACACGGTAACCGGATACGGGTCTACGGTATACAATAATCCAACTCTATGTAATCCTGTACCAAACGATTTAGATAATGAAAAGCAAACACTGTGTATATTTTTATAACTAGAAAAATCAAAATTTATATCGTGACATACTCCAAAAAAAGCACAGTCAACGAATATGGGTTTATTATAAGAATCTGCAATTTTAATTTTTTCATGTGAACTCATTCCGTCAGCACTAAATGGATGACTTATTACTATTGCATCGGCCTCATCTAAATTTAAAGTAACACGATTTTGTATAACTAATGAATGATAGCCGTATTCTCCATCAAATACTCCTATCTTATTATAAATTCCATACATTTGATTAAATGCATCAGTGACCCCTGATACAATATAATATGATTTAGGCAATCCCGTTACTAATTGTATAGATGAATGAATCCATTTATTAAATTTTTCTTTAAATTTAATAAATGAAACTATATCTACTGATTGCATCTCTATTGCAATTGCAGCAGTTGTTATATTATTAAATTCCATTATTTCGAAACCACACCAATTAAGTGTAATCTAGATTCAGTAGAGCAATTCATAAATGTATGTAGGTTAACAGTGTTAGTCCAATATACTGAGCCCACAGGCATATGTTGAATAATGCCGGTCTTAAAGACAAAATAACATTCTGGATTGGTAATCATGGGTATATGAATGCGCGGAGTGGTGTCTTTATGCATACTGTAACAGGCCATGGGGCTAAGCCACACCAGTCTTGTTCTTTTTAATGTATATTGATTGATTACCTCTTCAAAAAGAGTATCTTTAAAAAATAAATTTAAATTGGTATATTCAAGTTCGCCGCCGTTACTCCTCCCCACAGCACTAGTCCATGGATCTTCACCTTCTTTAAATTGCAATCCGGCTTGTTTCTTATTATCACCGTAACATGTCCATACAATATTTTTTTCAATTTTGAAATAGCAGTCTAATAATTCAGTAACAGGATATGTCTCAATAATATTAATCATATAGTATTTACTTTAATAATTTTAGCATCAGCTTCTAACATTGTTAACAACTGCGGGAAGTACTCCACTAGTGGGTCTGTAATAATATACGGATCAGCTTGGTGTCGTGACCATTGAAAACTTGGCTTTCTATACATTGTGTTTTTTGTTGCTATTTCAGCATTTAGCTCTTGCATTATTTCAAATGATTGTTCAAAACTTTTTATGTCAGAATCATCATTTTTAGTCCACTTTCCCGCATGCATATTTTCCTCTGAAATGGTATATCCGTATTTTTCATATGATTTCTCTAGTTCACTTGACGGTTTATTTGGGTAAAGTGCAGGGGGAGTTATTATTAATGGAAAATAATATACACAGTGTACCGGACAGTCTGATTGCATAAACCAAGCATGACTATCACGCATATCTGTATAGGATTCGTGCGGTAGTCCAATAATGTATCCGCACTCAATTCTAATCTGGTCTTCCCATACGTTTTGTAAATAGCGTAAAGCTTGTTTACGTTTTTCAGAATCCATACCCTTACCGATTACCTTAGCACTTTTAGGATGAAAAGTTTCAATGCCAACAAATACACCCACTATACCAATATCTAATAATAATTGTGCTTGTTCCGGATGCGTTACTATTAAATCAATCCGTAGATAACATCTAAACTTCGGCTTAAACGGTAATAATTTTACAACTGCTGCCATATACTGTAATTTTTCAGTCGAATCATTTAGAGTGTCGTCTGCTATCCAATAATCAGTAATTCCCCATTTTGTGTAATTGTCTAATAGTTCTTTATAAAGTGCATCTGATCCTTTAATATATTTTGCTATGTCTTTTTTTCCTATTAGTGGCCAGGCACAAAATAAACAAGCAAATCGACACCCGCGGGCTACTTCCAGGGTCATTAATTCATTGCTACGAATTTGATCATATTTTGTGTAGCCGGTAAAACTTTCTACCCATCCCCAATTTTTACTTTCTGCAGAGGTATCATGATTAATTAACTTATTCCAAATACGGTTTGGTTGTTGTAAAAAATCTAATATTTGTACCTCACTGTAACCTGACATGACATGATCAGCTGGAAAATCTGTATACCAGTCTATTTTAACACCCCCTAAAAGTATTTTAGTTTTTGAATTGTATTTTTTAACAATATCAATATAAATTTTTGCTTGACCTATATATGCCAGGTCAGTTAGTGTGTTATATTGTTCTATCGTGGGGTCATCCACTGATTTTACATCGGCAAGTTTTCTTACACTTCCAGGTATAGGCAGTTTATTGCCTGTTTTTTTTCTATAAGGCCACCAGCAGGTACTAAAACCCACAAATTTTGTATCAGGACCTATTGAAACTTTAATAATTTCTTCCCAAATATTAATATTAAGTGCTGAAGAAAAATCAATTACTAATACCGAATATCCGTTTACTCTAAGATGTGTGGCTAATCTGTGTGCCCCGTAGCCTCTTTGCCAATTTGGATAATCTGATGTATCTGTAACTAGTATGGCATTAAAATTATTAGTAGGTATATTTATCATATTAATATATTTTCCAACTTATTATTTTTGTATCCGGCATAACTAATTCTTGACACATTGCGTTATTTTCAACTTCAACATCGTTTATTTTTATTAATGTTCCTGCCGGGATATATCCTACGGCTAATCTGGGGTCTTCTATTTTGTATGGCCACTTGAGTTTACTAGTATAATAAAAATTAGTAAATTTCGTCTGGTCTATTGTAAATTTAGAAAATCGCAAGGTATGGAATGGTGATATTTCATATTGTGGTAAAATTTGATTGTCAGGACAATTGACATCATTATTTAAATATAATTCAAGTGGATGTCTTCCTACATGAGAATAATGCAACAGCAAATCTCCAATATTTCTATTTGGAGTAAAATATTTAAAATCTTCAATGGATATTAACTCATTCAATTCATTATGAATATCCGGGCATACCAAAATATAACTAAAATTTTTATTAAATTTTTTTGCGACATTCAATGTTTCTAATTCATGTATTAAATCATTATATGCTGATAGTTGGTCTAATCTAGAGGTGTCTGTTTCTGATTTTTCCAGATCTGGAAAATGAATATGTAAACGGTTTAAATTGTTTGCTATTGTATCATCATTGCTAAACGTAATTATTTTAGTTGGTATCCACGTATTCATTTTTTCAATTAACGTTATTAACTCCTTAATTTTCTCTTCTATATTATTAATAGCACGAATTGGATTTAAACTTTTTCGTAGATGGGTTACATTGCAATTATTTATTAATTTAGCCCATGTTTGGGCAGGTTTATGTGTGTGTACTTTATAAGTTAGTTTTTTAATATCCGGCGTGCATAAGGTAATTTCATAAAAAGAGTACATATTCTATTTAGTTCCCATTACCATATATCTAGTAAATTTCCAATCATTGTACTCAAAATCTTTATTACCAATATAATAATATTCCGTTAACGGATAATGATTTTTAAAACTTAATAAGGAATCACTATGTACACAGTGATCATCATGTGTCATGTTATTTCCTTGCAAGATAACTCGGTGTCCGGCGGGAATATTATTAAACCATTCCATACTATCAAAATGTTCTGTTGCGGTATTAATTATTAAGTCAGTTTGATTTGGAATTAGCGCATTACAATTTTTTGTATATGCTTTAAATTTAAAAGGATGAAAATGTACCCAATTATTATGAATCAGGTCAGCAATAGGTTCACATTCTGGATCACTATCGTAACTTTCTATTCTTTTTACTAGAAAATTTTCTCGACTTAGTAGTAAGAATGCAGTCATTCCATACCAACCACCATATATCCACGTAAGATTAGAAGACCATTTTAATTTTTCTAATTCTTGACATAACCATATTTTACTTGCTATTTGTCCATTAGAAAATGAATCTTTATTAACTAGCATAAGGTTGTTAAATTATAATCCCATAGCCTGCCTAATAGCAGTGCCTGATATACTTGTAATAGAATCATCAAACTTTTCTTCTTCCATGGTATATCCAACCCCACGGCCATATCCAATATGCACGATATTAGGAACTACTTGAATTTCATATTGCCCCTGATACAATGGATCTAAATCACGGCGAATGAAACTTTTAACTTTTTCAACTTCAAACGGATTGCTTTCTTGCCATCCATGGCAATCACGAATCATAATACAAACTTGTCCGGTACGTTGTATTAATCTATCAAATAACGCACGATGTCCCTCATGCCATGGTTGCCATCTACCAAGTTGTTGAACTGTTTCTTTTTTCCAATCAAACGTGGGTCTACGTCTATTTTCTAAAATATGCTCCCCGACAAATTCTACCCATTTCTCTGCATTTTGTTCAGGAATTCTGAAATCATATACATTGGGTGGAACAAATGCTTGGTTTGTATCTTCAAATCTACCTTTATTAATAGTATCTAACCATATGGTCCAATCAGCTTTAAAATTATTTCTCATCTCAACTAATGGCGCTACAAAATCACATATTACAAAATCTCCCGAACATTTTATTGCAAAATCAAACATTCGTATACTTTGACGAATCCTACCCTCTTTACTGAAATCCCAATCGTTAAATCTTTTACGAATTTCATCAGCATTAAACCAATCTACTGAGATTTGCCATATCGCTGAATTTGGGATACCAGTTGCATTTAATATTTTACCGGGATTAATTTTCATAATATCCCCGTGACTTATTAAATAATTTTTTAATTTTTCAGCAAAATACGTTTTTCCTGAACCAGGCAAGCCCATTACTAATATACGTTTTGTCATTTATTATCCTAAGTATTAATTTAACTGCGAGATTTTTTTTCAATATCTGAAACAACAGGCAATTTTTTCTGCAATTTATAAGTTTCTAATTGCTGCTGTCTGGTCCAATGATGCACTGTTGAACTGTTTCGTAATTGTATTTGATTAAGTAATTTTTCACCTGCACCGATATGGTTTAAATTTTTCATACTACCATTAAATGTTTATTACGATAATCATTCACTGCTGCTTTGATAGCATCCTCAGCCAATATGCTACAATGTATTTTAACCGGCGGTAACGCAAGTTCTTCTGCTATCTCTGAATTTTTAATGCTTCCTGCTTGGTCAAGCGTCATTCCCTTAACAAGCTCAGTTATTAACGATGATGATGCAATAGCCGACCCGCAGCCATACGTTTTGAAACGAGCATCTTGGATTATGCCGGTTATAGGATCAACTTTGATTTGTAATTTCATCACATCGCCGCATGCCGGTGCGCCGACCATCCCGGTACCCACTGTATCATCTATATCAAATCTGCCTACGTTGCGTGGATTTTCGTAATGATCAATTACTTTTTCTGAGTATGCCATTGTATTCTCCTGTTATTAATTATTAAATGTTTGTGTAAACACTCGCCCGCGATAGTTAAATATAACTATTTCACCTTGTTGAATTTGTACGGGAATGTATCTGCACACTTGTCTTTGCTCTATTCTAGTCGGTTCACGGCCAACTTCATTACCAATAGCACCGCCTATTAGAGCTCCGATAACAGTTCCTGCTAACTGGTCATTACGATTGCTACCTAGTGTACTTCCCAGCAAGCCACCGGCCACAGCACCAATAGTTCCAGATCCAGAACTACTTTCTCGGTGAAATTCTTGTACATGACATTGTTGTTGCTGCACAGTAATAAATCTAGGTTGTACGTTTACTATATAGAGGTCTTGTGCCAAAACTGAGGTAGATATTACTGATATCCATAGTATAGTTAATAGTTTTTTCATATAAATTATAGGGTAAGTTTTTGATTAGATAGCTTTGTATTTATTTGTTTTCAATGTCATTTAAAACTATCCAGCCTAATTGTAGTAAATCTTTACGTATTTCGTCAGTTACTACACCTTCAGGAACATGCGCTTTCAATTCAAGCATTTTTTTCTTTTCGTCTTCATTTAATGGGTTGCCTAGATTGTCTAATTTTTCATCTATTTCATGTAGGTCAATTATACCACTGCAATACCAATTTATATAATCTCCAATTTCTTGCATATCAGCAATTATGCTACCCGCATGCCTCCAACTGCAACTCCATCGTTTATCTGTTAGGATAGGCCATACATCATTTTTTACAAAATCTCTATTACACATACTAGCATATAAATTCTGGGCATACACATTATCTGCCTTTACTTTTTCTACTATCCACTCAGTAGAACGTAAATCATATTCCATATTATCTTTTTTCCAGTCAGCAGTTTCTTCTAGATCCAATTGTTGTTGTTCCATTGAAGAGAACAAGTCTAATAATTCAGCAGAAGATTGGGCTAAGTCTGCGTTAGGGTTATTAACTGTATTTTGTATACGTAAACTTCCTAAGGCCTCAGGCTCTGAAGAAGAACTTTTGCTTAAAGTCATTTTTTAGTATCCTGTTGTTTTGTTGATTTACTATAAAAAATATGATTTCCAATTTTAATTACTTGTTTATATGGCCACATTGGATCTACATATATATTATGAAAAAACAAAGTTGATTTCGGGACTACTTCTTTATATGCGTCATTTACTAGTACATCATATGCCACTTGATTTGCCTGAATATATGCAGGATTGGTTTTACTAGGTTCGGGTTTATCCTCGCAAACCCAACTAAATTGACACAATCTAAATTTTGCAATTTCACCTTCGTCTGTTGGTCTTTCAATCATATTAATTTGATATATTACTTGACATGGATTTTTACCAAATCCATGTGCTACTCTATTCATTACTACCCGAGCCACAGCAGCCTGACCTAGGGTAGATTCCGCGCCGGCTTCATAAAAAATATTTTTTGCCATGCAAGTAATTTGTTTAGGGTCAATTATTTTAGCCACTACATGTGCAGTATCATTTATAATAGTGGGTACTTGAACACTAGTAAAACTAAGCCCAAACAATAGTATAGCCAAACCAATGGCATATTTAGCAATATTAATCATATAAATAGGTAGATGCATAATATTGTATTATATCACAGTATGTACTTTACACCTAATTGTTTGGTTAACCAATCCAACAATCACAGTTACAATGTATTACTTGATCGATTGCCTCTTGAATAGGATATGATGCCGGAGAAAGCGTTTTAGAAGTAAACAACGTATTAAGATTAGGCGGTATCAAGTTTTTATAAGGAGTTCCTGCTAAACTACCCGACGCCATGGGGGAAAATTCTATCGGAATTCCTGCTAAACTACCCGGCGTTATTGGGGAAAATTCTACGGGGATTCCTTCACCAACAGTAATACAATCTCCGGTTCTAATTACTGATATAGGGGCATTATTATCACCGCACAATGATTTTCCATTTCCAAATGGACCTGTTCCGTTATTTGCAGGCCCTAAATTGAATGCTGCCGATGTTACCGATCCTGCAGGAATAGCAGTAGGGGGAGCCGGCGGACTTGGTGGGGTTGCTGATATAATTCCTGCCCATATATTTTCCTCAAAAGTTTTGACATCAAACCCTTGTCTTGTTGCGGTAGAGTCTACACTACCTAATTGTAAATCGCCTAATTGTGAATTTGTAATAATATGTGGTAATTGACTTACATAATATAATTCATCATTGGGATTCCAATATCCAGCCGCACACACTTCTACTGGAGTATTTGAATTGGCTGGAACTGTAAATGATGTAACTGGACAATCAGTTTTGATGGGTAATCCAACTATAGCACCTGGCACTGTTCCATTAGCCAATAATACCTCAACTGTTTTTTCATCAAGCGTATTTGGAATATTATTATCTAAAGTAATACCTATTTTAGCCAGTCGTTCCTCATTGCGGGATTCTCGCATCATTCCCACAATGCTTTGTCCACCAATAGTTCCCCAATCTGATATATTTTCTAATGTTTGAGCATATAAATGCGGGTTAGTGAGTTTAGAATATACCGGCATTGAATCAGTAAAACTATACAATGTTACCGGATATACTGATAGAAAAGTATCTTGCGGATCCGGTACTGGCGGTAATGCAGTATATCTTGCTCGTTGTTCAATTGTTAATTGTTTGCCAGTTAAATCCCAAACTGTATTTAATCTATTTGATAGTAGTGGGCTGCGTGACCTAATTGCTGAAATTTCAGCATCGGCTTGATCAATAAATCCTTGTATAGTAAGCATAACCGGGGAAGCTGCGGTTACTGCATTATATAGATTTTCATAAATTTCATATAATGTTCCTCCTAATGCGGCGGCTGAATTATTTGGACCAGTTTCTAATAATGAAATTTGAGTCATTAAGGTTTTCCATGGATATGGCAACCCAGACATTGAGCCTAAAAAATCACTCATCGTATATATACCATATACCCCACTGCCAAGTGCTACTAATTCTGATGCAGTATTTACTAATGATTGATCTGCTGGAACATCGGTTCCGTTAATTAAAGGTAAATCTTTAGTAGTTTCAATATTAGCAGCAACCTGAGCAAATTTCTCAATTGGGATTGATTCTATATTTTTAATTTGTTGCATAGAAGCAGCAAATGCGCCGGCTGCTACTGCGATATCAGGCGGTAATATATTTGTTAAATACGAGCCAAATCCGATTGCAGCCACTTGAATATTTAATTGTGGTATACCGGACGTAACAGTATTACGCTGTATTAAACTATTTTGAAAAAAGGTTGCCATTACATTTATTTGTTATTGATATCCGCTGCCACTACCACCGCCACCGCCATCATTGCCGGCATCGCCAGCGCCACCGCCAGCATCCGCCCCATCATTCCAGCCGTCTCTTTCACTTGGTACGCCTGGCGGGACAACTGACCCTACTTGTTCTTGTATGGCAGGAGTGGATAATACTGGATTAGCAACACTAAGGTCAAATATAGGATAGTATGTCTTACTGTTAGTTGGCCCCGGATTACTATTGTATAACGGAACAGTTAATGTTAAATAACTATTAGGAAATAACTTTTTAACGTTTAATAAATCAGCAAGAGATTCTAAATTTTCTGTCTTACAATTTATAGGAATTAATATATCAGTTAAATCCACTCCTATAATTATTAAAAATGCACCGTATAGTTTTTGTTCTTGTGTGGCAGTTACAGTTGCAGCATCAGTTGAAATTGATTCAATTTCAGCTGCTGTTAAGCCACTAGATAATAATGCTACACTTAATGAACTAGTAAATGCATTATATTCTTTTAACGTTTGTAATAAATTAGATGGCAAGCCAAATGTAAGAATTTTAGCAAGGTTAATAGCCTTCCCTGAATTTAATAAATCTTGACCAAATAATTGTGTAGATAGACTTACCCCTGATATATCAGCGGTAGTTAAATCATTCATATTACTGTATGTTCCCTTAAGGAACGTTTTGGCATTATTTAATGTATTGATTGATTGATTGGAATATTCAATAAAACTATAAGATGATATAAACGATGAACAAAAATCTTTGTAGGCAGGAACAGTGCCTGCATATAACCCATTCCAATTAAATTCATTCCATGCTTGTAATGCAAATAACCGCACATATCCCCACTGTGTAACTGCTTTGTTGCCGGTAGCAGTATACGGTAACCAAGATGCTCTTTTTGTACTATCCGGGCTACCATTATTAGCGGGTCCGGTCCAATTGAAAGATGCAGAGGGTGAATTACCTAATGCTGGAATGGTGTCAGAACCAATAGATATTAAATTATTATATGTAGTATCATCTACTAATCCTCGGGTATAAGCATCATTGATAGCATAAGTTAATTTATTTAAACATGAATTATTAACTATTGCTCCAAACGTATATTGAGTATATGTTTTACTAACGCCCATATATCCTTGAGCGATTGGATTAATATAAAAACCAACATTAGTTAGTAATGAACTTAATACATTTGTGCCTAACGGTGATTGTTTACCTGTATCGCTCATATATGACCTTAAGGACAAAAAACATCAGGTGACCCTTGAACAATTCGGTGTCCACATGTATTTCCAGAACCGACTCTGAGTACCGGGCTTCCTTCTGCAAACACGGTTGGGCTACCGTCTGTAGTTCTGGCAGCATCATGTGGTGGATGAGGTTTTCCCCAGGGCGCATGTGGAGAAATTTGGCTTACATGTAAACCCACTTTTATTCCATTAGCAAAAACAGTTTCTGCTCCTCGCATAATTTGTCCACCAGGTTCATTTGCGTCACCCATTCTACTTAAGTTTGCCATTTAATCCTAACCTAATATAATTTTTTTATCTGGTATTTTAATACCAGTAGTTGCCTCAATATACTTGTCTTTTATATTATCATCAGTATTAGCATAAAAAGCAATCGCATTAGTATTTAGTGTTACTTTTCCGCGAGGTTCTGCGGTAAACATACTAGGAATCATTTGCATTCCCTGTTGTCCCGGTGCGATAGATACCGGGTCAGTAATAATTAAATTATCTCTAGTTATTTCAACAACTTTGGTAATTACTTCTTCACCCGAATTAAGTTTAATTGTATAAATTTTTCCTGCTTCCATTAAATGCTTTCTGTTAATTTTTTCTTGAGTTCTGTAAACCCGCCCACAAGTTCTCCATCTAGGAAGATTTGCGGGACACTTTTTGCAGTTGGTACTGCTTCTAATAATTCTTCTTTTGTATAACCGTCACCAATTTTCTTTTCTTCAAATATTATCCCTTTGCTCTTTAACAAGGCTTTTGCTTGGTCACAATAAGAACAATGATACTTACTCCATATTATTGCTGTCATAATATTTCTTTCTTATAAATTTGGCAATTCTTCATAATTAATCTCTCCGTTTAATACCCCAATTACATAGTTCGTACTTTCTGTTTCTTGAAGTGCGGCCTGTTTATTAGATGTATCAGTGTGTTTCCGGAACCAAGGTATAGGAGTAGATTTTGGACTATTACCTTGATACTTAATACCAATCTCTTTCAATGCCCCTACTGCTGTGTAGTCTACAAAGTCTTTCAATACATTAGCATTCAATCCAATGACAGGACCTTTGTTAAACAAATAATCTGCCCAGGCTTTTTCTTCACGGATAACATCTGCATATAATGCATATACTTCACCTTCGCATTCTTGCTTTATACTAGCAAAACGTTGGTCATCTTTGATTACTTGATTAATAATGTAGGCAGTCCAACCTTTATGGAGAAGTTCATCTTGGAGAATTAAACTGATAATATTGCCATTACCAATAAAGATTTTGTTCTCAACCATTGCTAATGAGGTAGCAAATGATACCATAAAGCGGAATGCTTCCAAAGCGTATGAAGCATGTAAAGCCATCCATATGGCTCTTACATGTTCTTGTTCGGTAACAGAGTGAAGACCAGCATATCGTGCCTGCCAGTCTGGCAATGAATTAACATTTAGTTCTTTGATACAATTAATTCTGTGTAGGTCTTCGTAATACTTACCAACACTACTGGCCATGTCAATAATTTCTTGTGTATCATGTATAGTATTGAATATTTCTTTAGGCACATTATAAATGTTACGGATAATGTGACTATAACTCTTACTGTGGATGTTTGTCTCAAAGAAACTCCAGTTATATATCAATGCTTCTAATTCAGGCAAACTTACTACCGGCGTGAATACTTGACTTGGTGCTCGTCCTTGTAAACTATCTAATGCTGTTTGACGTAGTAAGTTACTAGTGAAAATATGTTTAACTGCATCACTAGCATCTTTGAAGTCGTTGGCATCTTTTGTTAAACTGATTTCTTCTGGTTGCCAAAAGAATCCTCTTGCTGTTTCTTCAAACTTGGCAATTTTTGGATACCTTACTTCCTCAAAGCGTTGAATAGTAACTGGACCGGCTGGGTCTAGAAACATCTTACGATTAAGATAGTCTGTCTTTGTTGTTAAGTTGTATTGTTGTTTTGACATTTATTGCCCTTTAATCTGTTCTCGTTTTTCACGATATTCTTGATATAGTTCAATTTCTTTCATGTTGATTAAATGTCCAGCAGCAGTAATATGATTTTTCAACATACCCTCACTGAGCCATTGCAATCTTTGTTTGAATTCTTCCAAATTTGCACATTTCATATACTCATATGCATTCATGAGTTCTTTTCTTAGTGCTACTAATTTTTGTTGTTTGTTCATAATTTGCAGGCCTCACAATTTTCTTCATCATCAAAGTTAATAGGTTCAAGTGGCATATCAGGTGGAATTTCATCATCTGATTTGCTACCGGCCTTATTAATAAGTGAGTAGTAAAAAGTTTTTAGACCGTAATAGTGACTTTGCATCAAGTTCTTTGCTATCAAGGTAGTTGGAACTTTTCTGTCAGGAAAATGTTTGGGATTATAAAAAGTATTTACAGATATAGCCTGATCTACATAAGCCGCTAGTACCGCTGCGGTTTTTAAGTACCCATCACAGTCTTTCTGTTCCCACATCAGTTGATATTTGTTCTTTAATCTATGATACTCTGGAATAACTTGTACAAACGATCCTGCCTTGCTTTCTTTAACACTAATCAAACTCATTGGCATTTCAATACCGTTCGTACTGTTAATAACAACACTGCTAGACTCAACAGGAGCAACAGCCATAAGTGTTGCATTGCGTACCCCATACTGTTTCATGTTAGCACGAAGAGTTTCCCAATCAAGTTCTGGAGTAAAGTCTGCTAGTTCATTAACACCTTTGGCACGTAGTTCCCACGGGAATATACCTTTACCATACCGTGTGTGTTGGCTATGCAAGCAAGGACCGCGTTCTTTGGCTAACTCTACAGTTGCCTCCGTTAGATAAAATGCAAAATGTTCCATCCAAGATTTAACTTCCTGTAGTGCATCCTTCTCTCCATACTTTAGTCCACGTTTGGCATGCCAGTAAGCAAGATTAGTAATGCCAATACCAAGTGGTTGAATTTCGTCATTGCTTAACTTGCTTTGAATGCTTAGGAAGTCTTGGTAATCTAAAATATTACAAAGGCTACGTTGTAGTATGCGACAAGCTCTACGCATGTCTTCTGGATTACGACAAGTACCCCAATTTATGCTCCCGAGTGTACATAAAGCAATCCTCCCGGTTTCGTCATCTAATCTTTTAAAAGATTTTGTGGGTAATAAAATCTCAACACACAAGTTGCTTTGATAGATAGTGTGGTACTCAGGATCAAATGGACCTTGCTTCATTACATTGTCAATGAACACTAGATAGATACGTCCAGTGTCTGTGCGTTCTTTCAGTATGCCACTTTTGAATACTTCTTCGGCACTCATTGTCTTTTTCCGAAGACCTTTTTGTTTTTCATACTTAACATATAACGTTTCAAACAACTCAGTGTTCTTATAAAATGCTTCATACAAGTCTGGAACTTCATTTGGATCAAAGAATGTTATATCTTCTTTGTTTTTAAATCGTCTCCAGAAGAAAGCACTAAGCACAACCCCATAATCCATATGACGGACTCGGGTTTCTTCTGTTCCTTGATTGTTCTTAAGTACAATAAGGTCATCAAACTGATGATGCCATATAGGGTAAAATACAGTGGCGGATGCGTTACGAATGCCACCCTGACTACAGCTTCTCAAGTCACCAAACCATTTCTTTAAGAATGGGATCATCCCGGTATGCATGATTTCGCCACCGCGGATAGGACTACCCAATGGTCTTAGCCTACCAATTTCTAATCCTATGCCAGCACGTTTACTAGCATACTTGGCCATCATCTCACCAGAAGCGAAAATACTATCCAAGTCATCATCACTCCTAATAAGTACGCACGAACTGAATTGCTTAGTAGGGGTACCGAGACCAGCAAGCACAGGAGTAGCAAGGGTAAAAAGTCCATCTGATGCTGCATTGTAGTATTCCTTTATATAACGCATTCTAGCAGTATTTGGTTCTTCTTTATGAAAAACTGTTGCTGCTGCAATTATATATCTAATCTGCGGAGTTTCGTATATCTGCTTTGTAGCACGATTTTTTACTAAATATTTTTCAATTAATTGTTCAATGGCAGCATAACTATATAATTCATCTTTAGAATGATCTAAAATATCATTCATTTTATTCCAATCTTCTTCTGTATACCAAGTTAATAGTTCATTTGTATAAAGACCTGTTGCTACATTTTTTTTAACTATTTCATACAATGATGGAGGGTCGTATTTACCATATACATCTTTTCTAAGCATACTAATACGTTGTTTTCCGGCGACATATTGATAATTAGTATGTCCAATATCAGTGTTTGATTCTACATCAATCAAATCAACGATTGCCCTAAGTGTAATTTCATCTATTTGTTTTGTAGTAATACCATCATAGAAGTGTAGTTGAGATTTAATTTCTACCATTGAGGGACTTACATCAGCGATTCCTTTACATATTTTGGCTACTTGAGCTTGCCATTTTTCTAATGTGAGCGGTTCTTTTGTTCCGTTTCTTTTTATTACTTCAATTTTCATTTTATCTTTTCAAGTAGTTTAGTTAACTCTAATGAGTTGTTTATTTTAAAATCGTGTAGAGTATTACTTAGTACTGTATTGGGGTAGTAATTGAGTATATATTTAGCGTGGTCAACTAAGACTAATGCTACTTCTTCGTTATTATCGTCTTTTCCAATAGAAAAGTCAATGTTTTGTATGCCCAATAAAAGTAATGTATAGCAAATGCCCAACCCACGAGAAATAGTACAATACGTATTTTCTGCTAATAATTCCCAAGGAGTTGGCCAGTTTTCTATATCAGATGTATGTAGATGATGATTAATAAGTGGGGCCTGTTGCCACCAGGCATCAACCTCAACGCAAGTTTGAGTTATACTAGAATCAATTAATTTTTTTTTAAGGTGATGCCAGGCTTGTAATCTGGCATCAAAGTCTATAAGAAAAACATTCATTACATACTTATCACAGTAAAATAATAGCTATTTTTTGATTATGTTTTTCCTACAACAATTTCAATAGTTCCAAATTCACCGGTAAAGTTTTCTAAAGATTTACCAATCACTGTTCCTACACGTGCCATATTGTTTGATACTGCATGTCCATTTGGCCCCGTAACCATTAAATCACCCTTTGTTACTGGACCACACACATTGACTGGAACACGACCTATAAGTGCTAATTCCACAGTAAACTCACCGTTACATGCTGAGTTCATCAAATATGCCGGATTAGTTGATACTACTCCTGCAACAGCACTAGAATCAAAACTATTTGCTTTAGTAACTTCAAAATTGCCACCAAATACTAAAACAGTGCCGGGAACATATTGAGCGTCTGACACATATTTCTCTGCCAAGTCAGCATATGTTGCATTAAGTTTTGACCCTGCACTTAATGACCAGTTACCTGTAATCGTACCTGCTGTAGCATTTGAACCAGTGGTTAGTGTAGTACCAAAGTGTGTTGCAGCGCCTGTACCAATTTGAACTGCACCTGTTAATGTACCACCTAATGTTAATGCACTTAATGTACCAACACTTGTAATATTTGGTTGTGCTGCGGTTGTGACAGTACCGGCTGTACCTGCCGAACCAGATACACTACCAGTTATAGTTGCTGAAACAGTTAATCCTGTCAATGTACCAACACTTGTAATATTTGGTTGTGCTGCGGTTGTGACAGTACCTGCTGTAGATGCGCTAGTTGCTGCACCACTTAAGGTAGCAGTAATAGTACCGGCACTAAAGTTTCCACTTGCATCACGGGCAACGATAGCACTTGCAGTGTTTACACTTGTAGCAGTTGATCCTAGAGTAACTGCACCGGTTGATGCACTAGCAGTGATGCCTCCGCCGTTAGCCAAACTAGTAACACCAGTATTCGTAACAGATACTGCTCCAGTTGCACTTGTATTTGTACTTAACCCACTGCTTGTTGTGAGAGCAGTAACACCGTTGTTAGTAATAGTAACTGCGCCGGTTGCGGCACTTACACCAATACCAGTTCCTGCCACTGCTGAAGTAACACCAGTATTAGTAACAGATACTGCTCCAGTTGCACTTGTATTTGTACTTAAACCACTGCTTGTTGTAAGAGCAGTAACACCAGTATTAGTGATTGTAACATTTGCGGAGCCATTGTAACTTGTGCCGCCAAGTCCAGTGCCAATTGTGAGTGCGTTGGTTGCCGTAGCAGTGACAGTTCCTGATCCACCAAGAGAAATACTTGTTCCATTGACAGTTAAACTGCTGTTAGCGAGTTTAGCATTAGTAATAGAACCGGCTAACATTGTATTAGTAACTGTGTTGGAATCTCCGGTAGTAATAACAGTACCAGTTGTTGCCGGCATAGTTAATACTGTTCCTGTACCTGCTATAGCAGCCGGTATTAATTGAATTGTACCACTTGTTGTGCCACTAAATGTTAAGTTTGCTAGTCCGGCAACGGCTGTAACAGTTGAGCCTAAGGTTAATACTGTAATACCCAATGTTACACTGGCATTAGCAAGTCTTGGTTGAGGCAAAGTACCCGAAGAAACATTACTAGCATTTAATGCAGTTAATGCACTACCGTTACCAGTAAAGACACCAGTATTTGCTGTAATATTAACACCTGTAATGGTACCATTAACTCCTAATCCTGTTAATGTACCAACACTTGTGATATTACCTTGAGCCGCAGTAGTTACAGTACCTGCTGTAGTTGCACTAGATACAGTACCGCTTACGTTAGCACCGGCTACTGCATTTGCTGTTGTTGCAAATGATACTGCACCGCTTACGTTAGCACCGGCTACTGCATTTGCTGTTGTTGCAAATGATACGGCCCCAGTTACATTAGCACCAACTAATGAACTTAATCCATTACCATTACCAGTAAATACACCTGTATTTGCTGTGAAAGCTGCCGCAGTTACTGTGCCCGTTGTGCTTATACTTACAACTTGTGTAGCTGCACTTAAAGTTGCTCCAGAATAAAACCCCAAACCACCCGTGAAAAGTATTCTTGCTGTACCCCCACTGGCGCCATAACTAGCGCCGGTGTCTGCCGCATAAATCGGAGTTGTAAATTTAATGCTGCCACTTGATGTACTAGCATCTCCGGGCGCTGTTATAGTACGATTTGTGCCAGTTAAGGTAATATCCCCGGTGACTGCTAGGCCGGTGGACGATAGCTCCGATCTGGTAGTACCTGATACTAATGTGCGAAGTAAACCAGATACTGCCAACATTCCTATATTGCTACTGCTGCCATCTTGGGAGCAAAGACGAAGCGCGCCGCCGTAGTTCTGATCAACGGCAGTGCCTGAAATTTGAAGCGTAGATGGGTATGCGCCTACATCGGATATTGTTGTTCTTGCACCTAGAGAGGCACTAGCACCGCCCGTTCCTAGATTAGTTACCCCCGTTGTACTCAGCGTCCCCACCAGCAAGTTACCGCTGGAGTCGAGGGTCATTGCTGCACTAGCTGTCCCAATTTTCCATGAATAACTAGCCGCCCTGTTTTCATTTATTACATAAAGAGCAGCAGTTTGATTGTAGTTTTGTACTAAGTTTAAATTAGCAGAAAAACCAGCATAAACTTGTAGGATTTCATTAGCGCCATTAGCCGCTCCAAAAGTTGCACCCCCAGCACTGGTATGTCCAACCGCTAGGCTTCCGCTGCTGTTCAGCGTCCCGGTTACGGCGGCTCCGGTGCCAGTAACAACTACGATGTTAGCATTACCGGCAGCTGATATGTTAACATTTCCGTTTGCTGATGGGATACTTACATTACTATTACCATTAGCAAGTGATCCAATTAAATTGCCAGCAGTAACATTACCAGTAACTGTTAAACTTGATAACGTACCGACACTAGTGATATTTGGTTGTGCTGCTGTAGTTACTGTGGCTGCTGATCCAGAGGCATTACCAGTTAATGCACCTGTAAATGTGGTTGCACTTACATTACCTGCACTAATATTACCAGTTACTGCTAAACTTGTTAGTGTTCCTACACTAGTAATTTGTGATTGAGCGGCATTGACACTGAATGCTGTGCCTGTTAATGTTAAACCTGTTCCTGCGGTATAACTACCAGCGCCTGAGAACTGTGCCCAAGTAATTGCAGTTGATCCAATTGTACCGCCTGCATTTGATGTACATACCCAACCGGTATCAGCATTAGTTGTTCCAGTTTCAACAAATACATATGCTCCCGGAACCTCTGCCCATGTGTCCATGTCAGTTGTTCTAGTCCAAGCACTAGCAGCGCATAGATATATGCCGTTTTCAGCAGTTGCAGTTTGATTTTTAACTAGCACACGATCAGTTGCAACTAATACTATCCCATCCACTGTTTGAGTACCTGACAGCGTAATATTTACAGTAGTAGCGGCGATTACACTTGCTTTGGTATCAAGTCCTTGTGCTACTGAGTCAACATATGCTTTGGTTGAAGCATCTGTATCAGCAGTTGGTGTAGCAAGACCTGTAATTTTGCTATTACCCATTGCAATAGCGCCGGACATTGTTAAACCAGTTAATGTGCCAGTACTTGTTATATTTGGTTGTGCTGCTGTAGTTACTGTTGCAGCGGACCCGCTAGCATTTCCAGTTAATGCACCTACAAATGTTGTACTAGTAACACTAGTAAGTCCGTCAACTGTAGTAACAGTTGAACCTAAAGTTAATGCGGTACTACCTAATGTTACACTAGCATTAGCCAGTCTTGCTTGAGCCAATGTACCAGAAGAAACATTACTAGCATTTAATGCAGTTAATGCACTACCATTACCAGTAAAGACACCTGTATTAGCAGTGAATGCTGCTCCAGTTGTAGTACCAACTACATTTAATGATGTTAATGTACCGGTACTTGTTATATTTGGTTGTGCCGCAGTTATTACTGTACCTGCTGTAGTTGCATTACCAGTTAATGCACCTGTAAATGTTGTTGCACTTACGTTACCTGCACTGATATTACCTGTTACTGCTAAACTTGTTAATGTACCAACACTTGTAATATTACTTTGTGCTGCTGCTGTTACTGTATTAGCAGTGTCTGCTGCTAAATTAGCAACTACTGTAGTAGAAGAAACTACAAACGGGGAAAGTCCTCCGTTTGCAACATTTGATATAAATCTACTAGCAGTTACATTACCTGCACCAATATTACCTGATACGGTTAAACTTGTTAATGTACCGGTACTTGTTATATTTGATTGTGCCGCTGTTGTTAATGTTCCTGTTAATAAAGTACCAGAAACATTTCCTGCACCAATATTTCCAGTTACTGTTAAGGCACCGGGTACTGCGACATTACCTGTTGTTTTATTAAAAGTGAATCCTGTGTTTCCTTGGAAAACAGTAGTATCATTAAACTGTATAGCCTGATTAGAACCTCCCGGAGGACTTCCTGCCAACGATGTAAAAGATAATCCTCCAGACCCATCGGTAACCAAATAAGTAGATGCTGTGCCACCTGTAATATGTAAATTAGATACTGACCCTAGTGATACATTTCCTGTTCCGGTAAAATTAACAAGCCCGGACGCATTACTTACTGCTAATCCAGTTAATGTTCCGGTACCTGGCACAGCAAATGCACCGGTTGTTTTATTAAATGTGAATCCTGAATTACCGTTTAATGCTAAATCATCATTGAATTGTATTTGTGTGTTACTCCCGCCGGCAGCCGCACTATCTACTCCCCATGATAAATTGCCCAATCCGTCAGTTTTTAAATTATATCCTGCTGTTCCGCCGGATATATGTAAATTTGCCACTGCACCTAAAGTGACATTTGCAGATGTAGTGAAATTAATTATCCCGGTTGCATTGCTTACTGTTAGTTCAGTTAATGACCCAACTGAAGTTATATTTGGTTGTGCATTAGTAGTTACTGTGCCTGCTGTGGTTGCTGCACCTGATAATGCACCAACGAATGTAGTTGCAGTAATAGCATTATTTGCTAAATTCATTGATATACCAGAACTTGTCAACTCAGCAATATTTCCTGTAGTTGCATTAGCACCTATCACGTAGGCTGTACCGGTGCCAGGCGCAGTTACATTGATAAAATCTGCTACATTAGCATAGTCAACATTCAAGTTGGCTACTCGTGTCGTAGATGTTACTGTTAGTGGAGCGGTGCCAATTGCTATGTTTGAGATAAAACGAGTGGCTGTTTCTGTTCCAGATGTGTTTATATTACCAAATGTACCATTACCGATTACAGATAAAGTAGTACCTATATTAGCATTAGAGGCTATATTAGCAAATCCAGCAGTGATTAAATTTCCGCCGGTTATATTTCCTGTTGCAACAATCAATCCAGCAGTACCAAGATTACCAACATTAGCATTACCGATTACAGATAAAGTAGTGCCTATATTAGCATTAGAGGCTATATTAGCAAACCCGGCAGTGATTAAATTTCCGCCGGTTATATTACCTGTAGCAATCATAACACCAGCAGTGCCTAAGTTACCTACATTGGCATTGCCAACTACAGATAAAGTAGTGCCTATATTCGCATTAGCACCTACATTAGCAAATCCAGCAGTAATTAAATTACCACCGGTTATATTGCCAGTTGCAATGATAACACCAGTAGTGCCTAAGTTACCAACATTAGCATTACCGAGTACTGATAAAGTAGTACCTATATTCGCATTAGTACCAACATTAGCAAATCCAGCAGTAATTAAATTACCACCGGTTATGTTTCCGGTAGCAACAATCAATCCAGCAGTGCCTAGATTACCTACATTAGCATTACCAATTACATTAGCAGTTCCGGGAATGTTAGCCCCGGTTGAAGTAACTACAAATTGTGCGGTTGCATTGCCGGCGGTAAATGTAGCGACATTGCCATTCGCAGTAAGAGTTATATTGCTATTACCATTTTGTAGTAACCCACTATTGATCGTAGTGATATTACCTGTAGTGATTATTGCTGTTGATGTGCCTAAGTTACCAACATTAGCATTACCAATTACCGATAAAGTAGTACCTATATTAGCATTAGCACCAACATTAGCAAACCCAGCAGTGATTAAATTCCCACCAGTTATATTTCCAGTTGCAACAATCAATCCAGCAGTGCCTAGATTACCTACATTAGCATTACCAATTACCGATAAAGTAGTACCTATATTAGCATTAGCACCAACATTAGCAAACCCAGCAGTGATTAAATTCCCACCAGTTATATTTCCAGTTGCAACAATCAATCCAGCAGTGCCTAAGTTACCTACATTAGCATTACCGATTACATTAGCAGTTCCGGGAATGTTAGCCCCAGTAGCGGTTACAGTCAATTGACTGGTTGCATTACCTGCAACAAAGTGAGAAATATTAGCACCAGATGCAATTGTAATATTACTTGTACCAAGTTGGATCAATCCACTATTGATAGTAGTGATATTACCGGTAGTGATTATTGCTGTTGAAGTGCCTAAGTTACCAACATTAGCATTACCTACTACTGATAAAGTAGTACCTATATTCGCATTAGAGGCTATATTAGCAAATCCAGCAGTGATTAAATTACCACCGGTTATGTTACCTGTGGCAACAATCAATCCAGCAGTACCAAGATTACCAACATTAGCATTACCAACTACTGATAAAGTAGTACCTATATTCGCATTAGCACCAACATTAGCAAATCCAGCAGTGATTAAATTTCCGCCGGTTACGTTTCCAGTAGCAACAATTAACCCAGCAGTGCCTAGGTTACCAACATTAGCATTACCAATTACCAATAAAGTAGTACCTATGTTAGCATTAGCACCAACATTAGCAAACCCAGCAGTGATTAAATTCCCACCAGTTATATTACCTGTGGCATTTAATGTACCAGCAACATTAACTCCAGTCCCTGTTACAACTAAAACAGTATTTCCAACTACAGTAGTAGAGATATTACCATTAGCAGTAAGAGTTATATTGCTATTACCATTTTTTAGTAAACCGCTATTGATAGTGGTGATATTACCAGTAGTGATTATAGCAGTTGCAGTGCCTAAGTTACCAACATTAGCATTACCGGTTACAGATAAAGTAGTGCCTGCGCTAAGAGCATTAGTAGCAGATACATTAAATGCGGATACATTTCCGGTAATTACGATGTTTCCACCAAGAGTTATATTACCAGAAATACCTACATTTGCTAAATTTGAGTTACCAACTACTGATAAATTACCTTGAACATTTGCATATCCCGATAAGTTAATATTTGCCACATTTGCTATATTTGCCGGTAAATCAACATATAGAGTTTGCGATGATGCAGTAATTGAGGTATCTAGTGACCCGTTTGCATCACGCCCAATACTTAATGTACTAGTATGCACCTGAACACAAGCAATGTTTGCAGTAACAACAACATTACCTGTGGGAGTACTTACAGTAATACCAGCGCCCTGAGTTCTATTAACAGATATAACAGACCCGGTATCAACCCCTGCAAATAGTTCACCAAAATTATCCTGTACTTTTTGAAAGGCTGTTCTAATTGCGTCTGCGTCCGGATCATCCGGAAATGTACCAAAATCTATATTTCTTTGTGCCATAAATATACCTTATTAAGTATTTATCATTTTACCACAAAGAATAAATCCAAAAAAATACTCAACTAAATTGAGTTAATATTAACTAAATAGTTAAATGAAACACTGGCAACCATATATTAAAGCAGGGTGGGAAATTGTTATGGAAGCCCAAGGTAAAAGTCAGGTGTTTTTAGCATCTGATATGGAAGCTTTTCTAGTACATGTTATCGCTCGTACAATAGATAAACCAAATATTTGGGACCGTCCTATTGCAATTAAAATACTTGGTGCTCAAACACTGAGTGGAGCACTAAGGGCTACTGCACTACAATCAATTGGTGAAGAATGTTTATTTATTGACGGATGGCAAGTAAAGCAAGCCCGTTGGCCTACACAAACCTATTTTATAGATATGGGTGAAATTGCTTTTGGAATGGCTAGTATTAGTACTAGGCCGGCTGATAAATTGCTTGAATTAGCAAGTAATAATTTTAAATTAATGAGTACAATCTTAAAAACTGCACGAACATTAAATGTTACTTAGAATTGGCTGTTATTTGCGCTTCTTTTTCTAACTGTTCTATTAATGCAGGATAAATGTTTTTATAATATTCATTCATTTTATCCCAATCTTGGTTTAGTGTTTTACCCTCAATAACGCATTTATCTATCTTTTTTTTAGCATAGTCTAGAATGACATTCATTGTTTGTAAGTCTGCGGGTTTAACTTTTTTAGAAACAGTAATTTGTTCGTCAATTTGCCCTCCCGGTTTTCGTATAAATTGTATTAATAAATATCTCATATTGTAGTCAATTCACATAAAGTTGCTGCTATCGCTATTTCCGGTATACCCACTAGCGGCAAAGTAGACAATCCATTTCTAATAATAATAATAGCAGCATCTTTACCTTTATTAGTAGATGACCATAAATCCAAATTAGAATATGCCCACACATAAATTTCTTCAATTCGGGTGGGGTATAAACTTAAATATTGCATTAATTGTTGTCTACCTTCAATAATTTTACCCGATTTAAACAACTGGGTAGCAGTTATCATTAGTTCATTTTCACTAGACCCTTCTGCCTGCGGTGATAATAGTTTACCCGAACTACTGTTTACTTGTAATTGATTTAGACACTTACGCAAATCAGGATAAGTGCCCCTAACATAATTATCTAATATATCTAACTCAAAATCAATATTTTCAGTTGCTAGTACGGTTGCTGCTCTAGCAGTAAATTCATTTCTATCTGTTTTAGCAATATGAAATTCATGACACCTACTTTTTAATGCTGGAATAATTTTATGTTGATAATTACATGTTAGTATGAATCTAGCAGTAGCACTATATTCTTCCATGTCATGCCTAAGCATAGCTTGACCCGCAGCAGTTAAATAATCTGCTTCATCAAGTAATACGACCTTAAAGGTTCCATATGGCATTGTTTGAACAAACCCTACAATTTTGTTTCGTATTACATCCACTCCGTTTTCACGACTAGCATTAATTTCTAATACATCATAACTTTCCACACCCAATTCATTAATTAGAATTTTTGCTAGTGTAGTTTTTCCTGTGCCAGGATCTCCGCTTAGTAATAAATTAGGGATACTTTCTTGTTTAATCCAATCTAATACTTGACTGCGTTGCCTGTCATCAACAAACACATAATCCGCAGTTGTGTTAGGTCTATATTTTTCTGTCCAAAGGTTATTTTTCATTTTTTCAAAAGTTCAAGGGTAATAATATGTCCAATACTTTCACCTAAGTTTTCATCTGGTCCCACAATATGTAGTTTAGATTGAGTATGATCAGTCTTACGATCAAACATACAACTTTCCACAATCGTTCCACCAGAGGCAAAATATATATTCAACCGTAATGGATCGGAGTTAAACTCAGTTAGACCATGGTTTCCCCTTCTTGACGATACTACATTTTGCCTATCCATCGGATAGGAATTAGTTCCCAAATTATATAGTTGTCTTTTTATCCAATTAATCATTAATATACCTTATCACTCAATGTTAAATCATCTACTGGCTCATCACTAATTAAAAGTACATCATCATTGTCTACTTTACGGATAGTGCGTTCACCGTTTTCATCTTCAATTTTAACACCACGAGTCCATCTACCGTGAGTAATTAGGACATATTGCCCAATTTGAACATCGGTTTGTTTTGGTCCAATAGCGTAAACTCTTGCCCATCTTGGGCGAATTCCTGCACTTTTCATATCATCATTTAACAATACAATACCGCCTGACGTAATTCGCTCGTCAAACTT